AAGGCTTATATGGCAATGCTTTCAAGCCCTATATCACTATAAATTCCTTGTCATATCACTATAAATTCCTTGTCATATCACTATAAATTCCTTGTCATATCACTATAAATTCCTTGCTTTTAACTACATTAAAGTATGATATAGTTGAAACTATGTTGAATATGAACAATAGTGACATGAAAAACGAACTCGTAGTTAAAGATAATGCGTTAATCAATGCGAGCTATAACTTAGAATTAACAGAACAACGTCTTATTTTACTTGCAATTGTTAGTGCTCGGGAAAATGGGCAAGGTATTACCTCTGAAACAGTGATTCGTATCAATGCTCGGGATTATGCGCAGCGTTTTGGCATTACCAACGAAACTGCCTATGAAGCGCTGAAAAATGCCAATAACACATTATTTGAACGAAAATTTTCATATCGAGAGTACCGCTCAGATGAAAACAAGGAATTTATAGTTAAATCACGCTGGATCTCTAAAATTGCATACGCAGACAATCATGGTGTGATTGAACTTACCTTTGCTCCAGATGTTGTACCGCTAATCACGCGATTAGAAAAGCACTTTACCAGCTATCAACTTAAGCAGGTGTCACAGCTCACCAGTAAGTATGCGATCCGACTTTATGAAATTCTCATATCATGGCGTGAGGTTGGCAAGACCCCTGTTGTGACTATTGAGGATTTTCGTGAAAAGATCGGCTTGGATGACAGCGAATATCAACGTATGGATAACCTAAAGCGGATTGTTATTGAACCTGCGATCAAGCAAATTAATCTATACACTGATATTCAGGTTGAATATGAGCAGTTTAAAACTGGCCGAACAATTACAGGGTTTCAGTTTAAGTTTAAAGCCAAGCCGATTAAGGACGTGATTGATGATAAAGATCAAGACACCCCAGACCTATTTAGTGGTCTAACAGAAAAACAGATTCGATTGTTTGCCAATAAGCTTGCCTATGATGATGAGTTTGCGACCAAACATGCTGAAGTTGGGGAAAGTTATGGTGACTTGGAAATAAGATTAATTACAAAATTAAATGATATTGATTTTCAGATTAAACATATGAATGACTTAAAAAGAGTTGGATTTAATATTAAATAAAACAATAACTTATTATTAAATATACAACTATTGAACATGTTTAATAGTTAATTTTTAGTTTTTTTATAATTGTTTAAAACATCTTTTAAAAAACTAAAATTCATCTATAATAATTTTATAAAAAAACTACTTGGAGTAGGTATGGCACTTATTATTACTGTGGCAAATCGTAAAGGTGGCGTGGGTAAAACCACGATTGCGACAAATATTGCTGTAGCTTTAATGAATAAAGGTAAGACGCTTCTGGTGGATGCGGATGAGCAGAGATCTGCTTATAAGTGGAATGATTTTCGTGAGAGCAAATTGGACTCGATAGCAGTTCATGAGAACTTACTTGATACCCTAGAAAAGAAAGTCGAAGACTATGATTTTATCTTGATTGATATTGCTGGGCGGGACTCGGAAGTTTTTCGTGAAGCATTATTGGTAACAGATAAGTTGGTTGTACCGACTCAGGCAAGTTTATTGGATCTGGAAGTGATTCCTTATTTGGAAGACAAGATTCAAAAGGTCAAAACAGATAATCCAACACTCGAAGCATACATTGTCATCAACAAAGCGCCAACCAATCCGAAAAGTAGTGAGATTGAACAAGCCAAAGCTTACCTTGCTGACTATCCAAACTTTAAACTTTTGCAAACTGTGATTAAGGATCGTAAGCAATTCCGTGATGCGATTGTGGAAGCGAAATCTGTATCTGAAATGAGCAGCAGTAAAGCAAAAGATGAGTTTAATGAATTTTTGATTGAGGTACTTTAATTATGGCTGACTTGGATAGATTTAAACGTGCCCGAGAGAAAACAGCTTTTATTGAAGATGCAAACTCGGATGTAAAAGCTCCAGAGTCTAAGACCAAGAAAATCACCACCCGAAATAAGAGTGAGGTTGAGCTAGAGCCAAACACTTTAAGCAATCGTGAGCGTTCACGCACGAAGCAAGGTCGTAATATTACCGTACCACTTTTCCCTGAAGAGCTAAAAGCAATTGAGGCTGCCGTTTCAAAGCTTTCTGAGCTTGGTGACACATCAATCAATGCTTTTATTCGTGAAACAATTTTAGCAAAGTGTGAAAAAATTGTTGGTAAAGATGAATATAAATCAATAGTTTCTGAAAAATTTAATGTTGTAAAAAACAAGTAGTACACTTGTTTTTTACTTGTTTAATACATGTACTTTTGTTTTATTTTAAATTTAAAGTAGTGTTATCCATTCTAAAAGTTAGAAGAGAAAAGATCTAATTTTTAATAGTAAATACCCAGAAATTGCACCAACAACAAGCCCAAATAAAGCAATATATAAATAAGAAAAGCTAAAATGAAAACTTCGATCGAAAATTAGATTAAAAACAAGAATGCCTAGCCCAGACAATCCACCCAACATGCTGCTTGTTAGGATAATATTTTTGGTTTTTTTCATCTTTGGTAAAACAGATAGGTTCATAATTAAACTATAAAGAATAGATTGAATCCCAGAAAAAAATACAGACCCCAATAAAAGCAAGGAGAAGGTTCTTGCATAAAAAACACTATCTGGATTAATTAAGAAATTTTCATAATGCTGTAGAAAGATCCAAATAGAAGAGCTAAATAATAATAAGAGTGCGGATAAAACTAATGGAATAAAAATCCCAATCACAATACACAAAAAAGTTTTTGCTAATTTCATAAATTTTCCCATTATGGAGCTTTTCTGTTTAAAATTTTTAATAGACTCAATTGGTCATCGACGTATTCAATATCTTCAATCAACAGGCACTTAGAGTTTGAGCTGATTTTGAAGTCTAAAAATTTAGGGATATGGTCATATTCAAGTCGGACTGTTACCAGTGTCTTGGCACTTTGTAATATTTTATATTTGTTTTGGTCTGGGTCATCTTGAGCAGCAGTCAAAATATTAAATTCAATATTACAGAGTCCCTGTATTTTTTCTGCGCATTTTTCATCTTTGATAATGAGGTTGGATAGCTTTTTGGAAAAGAATTGATTGAGTAGTGCAGGGCTTGCATCTTGTGTTGTATTGGATCCATCCACAGGAAAGGTTTTGTACAGGTCTTTTATTAGAGCATCGGACTTTGTGTAGCATGTGTTGGCTGAAGCGATGGTAGGCACGAAAAGTAAGGCAGTGAGTAAGTTTTTAAAGTTCATGATGATTGTTTTTTTGTTGAGTTGGTTTGATTAAGTGGTGTATTGAATATCGAGAGTGGGGAAATGGCAAGCTCATTAGATGAGATAGAATAAAATAAATTTTTAAAAACAATTAAAATACATGTTTGATACATGTATTTTAATTGTAATTTATTAAGTTATGATTATGGATAAAGTTAAGTTTAATGACAAAAATTAAAAATGTTAAAGGTGAATTTTGATTTTACCCAGCATCTTATAAAAATATAAAATCATGTTACTATATGTTTTTGCTTTAATTTATAAAAAAAACATCATGAACAACATCCAACCTAAAAAAGTATCGATACCTCTTGCTATAGGCATCTTTGTTATCTCTCTTATTTTCTCTTGGTTTACCCTGCAAAAAGGCTATAGCAAAACAGCAAAGATTGTTAGTTTTAGCTAGCTAGTTTTAACAATACTATTGTCACTCTTACTCAATTTGGGTAGTGACAGTGTTCCATCCAAGCAGGCAGTAGATTTCGGGTGTGTTAATCAAACATTTAGTTTATTTGCTGAGGTGGAAAAGGCGAGACCAAAAAATTAGTAAATAATAAAAGGAGTCCTTGATGAAAAAATTAATTTACTGGATATTATGTATTATATTTTTAATATGTTTAATTTATATATTTATATCTGCTAAAAATAAGTATTGCTATTCTTATAAGAGTTTAGATTTAACCCAAATGGATTCTTTAAAAGTACAGTATGCAAAAAAACTGATTGTCGATAGGGCTTGGGAGATGTATAGACCTGAGCCAAATTCAGATTATATTACAGATGCTGTTTATTTATCGAAATACGATATTAAAGATATGGGTATGTTAATAGATATGATTAAAAAATCAGATCGCAAAAAATCATTTGTAGAAAATTTTAATGTGATTGCTGGAGTAAAAAATCGTTTAGAGATTTTTGCAGATGGGAAAAATGTTAAATTACCTGAAAATTATAATGGCGTTTCAGATGAAGAATTAAAACAGTATAAACAGACGACCAAACATGTCTATGATATTTTAGATCCTTATATCACACCTAAATCAACAATTATTATAGTGACATATCTTGGATATGGAAGTGCCTATGCAGAAGTTTTTCCTGTATCGTCAATGGTATTTTATAAGGCACAAGATTTTCCTAAGAGAAAGATACGCATTGTGGAAGGTTATTTCAATCGATTTATTTATGCAGATAAAATCAGAAATCCAAAATATATACTTAATCTAAATTATTATGATTTTAGAGAACCTTTATTATGCTGTGATCAATACTCTATTGATGAGAAATTAACAGAAAATATTAAAAATCTATCAGAAAGCGGAAATTTAAATCAAAATGGGGAACGAATGGATTATTTTGATTATAGTGTCAATTTAAACCAATTAAATGGGGCTAATGAGCAAGACAATTCTTTTTTTAGGGATAATTTTCCTAATTATAATCACATTTATAGAAAAGAAGAGGAAATTTCTTTAGCAGGAAAGTATCGGTCAATTATTGAGATGCAACATGATGTAGGTATAAGTCTTCCAATTGAATTTGGAATCAAAGTCAATGCATGTAACTTTAAATAACAGTAAATAAGAGGAATAAATAGACCTCTTTCATAAATTAAACAGTTTAGTCTGAATCAGACAATCTTCAACATGACGTACAATTCGAGATGCTATCGGCTCTGAAACGCCATAACTTGTAGCAACGTGAAATAAGGTGAGATATTCACGCCAATACAGGTGCAAAATTCCGAGTTTGCTAATTCCTAATAAAAAAGCAGGTCATTCCTGCTTTTTTTACGCCCCCTCCAAAACATTCACCACCTGCTCATAGTCTTCCCGATCTAAAGCATAATCATCGACAGGCTTGCCGTTTAAGTCTGTTACTTCTACATGATGGACATATTGCACAAAAAGCTCACCGTTTTTTAGCTGACCTTCAAATTTCAGATACAGCAAATGATTGTCACCAGTAGCAAGAACTGCCTCATGAGCAGCAATATTCATTTTTTGAATAGAAAATTGTGTTGCGTGAGTATCTGATTGAATTTCTACTGGAGGCTTAAAGACATAAGCAGTAGTTAAACCAACAAAAGAAATGAATAACCATAATTTACTGATCTTAGTTTTGAAAGGCATGAAATTTTCTTTAGATAACCAATAAATTACCTAATAGTAACTTTTTTGGTTAATGTTTATCGATATTTTTTAACCTAAAATATCTTGTTTTGGTTAATTTATTTAAGTGTTTTTTTACAAAAAAATCGCCTTTTTTAGCTGGTAAAGTCAAGAATTAACCATGACTTTACCAAAAAATGAAATTTTAGAACGGAATTGGATAATCTACATGAAAAACTTGCCCTAAAATCTGAAAACTTTCTGTTTCCATATCTGATTTATTGAGAATAATATCTGGGTAAAGTGTCTTATCAGGATTTGCACTGACAATACGAATGCTGTCGTTAGGCATCTTAAAAAGGTGCTTAATAGACAGTAATCCACCTCTACAAATTGCATATATTGAGCCATCTCGCCCAATTGTATTTCTTGAAGTATCTAAAAAAACCCTTGCTCCATGTGGGATTGCGGGCAACATTGAATCACCATCTGTAGGTAAAACCTTTACATTACTTGGGTTTATATATCTATCTACGAGTTTGCTTTTATCAATCGTTATCATCTCAACATCTTGAACATTATCATTGTTAAAGTAACCTAAACCACAAGATGCTCTAGCATCTGTGTAGAAAGGTACTTTAACAAAATTTTGTTGACTGTTTAGGTTATTTTTATCAAAAATATTTCCCTCATTAGATTTTGATTGGATGTAATCAAGGTCAATATCTAGCTCAATAGGCTCAATTTTAAAATATTCACATATTCGTTTAGCTACTTCGTTACCAATCGATTTTTTTGGATTTTTACCTAAATATGCACTAAGTAATGGTGCTTTCATATTTAAAGCATCAGCTAATTGTCTTTGGTTCAAGCCATTACTTTTTAATAATTTTAATGTGTTATTTCTTCTTGATAGTGCAATAGGGCTTAATTCTGTACTTATATTTGCATTAAGTGAAATATGGCTATACTCAATATCATTTTTATTATTTGATTCAAAATCAATATCTTTTCCTTTTATGATCCAATCAGGTGTTGTTTGTAATGCTGTTGCTAAGAGAGGGAGAGCTGTACTGCTAGGAGTATTAGTCCCTGAAATCCACTTAGAAATAGTTCCTTTGCTTAATCCAGTTAAATTAATTAAATCTACCTGTCGCAAATTAAGCTCTTTCATTCTCTGAATAATTCGATCTCTAACTTCATACATGACATTTATTCCATGGGTTAATGTTTCCAATAGTAAACAAAAAAATTGAAGTTTTGGTAAACTTGTGGTTTACTTATTTTGGTAAACTTTTGGGTTATTGAGGTAAACATGACGGTGGATGAACTAAAGAAATATTACAAAGTTAACCGTGATTCTGATTTAGCAAGAATCTTAGAAAAAACACGGGGAGCAATCAGTAAATGGCGTTCAAAAGGTATTCCAGAAAACACCCAAGCTATTTTGCAAATTAGAACAAACGGGAAAGTTAAAGCGGATTTGAGCTTTAAAAGTAAGTAGGTAAAGAATGAGCTTAGACGCAACTTTATGGGCTTGGAAAGCCCCTGTAAACACAGCACCCCAACGCCTCGTTTTATTGTCACTGGCAGATCGGGCAGGGGAAGATCACACCTGTTTTCCAAGTTATGAACGATTGGTTCAAGATACGCTATTGAATAGAAAAACGGTTGTTAAAGTAGTCAGTGAGCTGATTGAACTCGGTCTTATTCGAGATACAGGTGAACGTAAAGGAGCAACCAAACAAGTCAAAGTTTATAAACTTTTAAATGTCGTTGGGCGTGAAGAAAGCACACCTAAATTGAAACAGTCCCAAAAACGGAACAGTACCGAAATTGGTACTTTGAACAGTCCCAAAAACGGTACTCTGAACAGTCCCAAATTTGGGACGCAGAATCTATCAAGTAACCTCCCAATAGAATCTAAAAATAAAAATAGCTGGCTTTCGCTAAAAATTTTGAAAAAAGAATTGGAGTTGGCAACAGATTCAGAAACCATCGAGCACATCAAAACTGCCAAGTGGTTTGAACGGGAACTTAGTGCATTTGAAAACTTCAATGCCGACAAAAAACACAACCCTGCGGTCATGCACTACCTGTTTGCCGACTGGTTACTTCGCAACATGAGCAAGTACCAACCGCAAACCGAAAAACCACAAGCAGGCAAATCCAGCAACAAAGCAACAGGCTTGTCTGAAAAACAAATTCAGGCATTTGCCAAAAAACTCTCACTGCTCCCTGAAATCGCAACCAAATACGCACAAGGCACAGAAACCTACGACCAACTTGCCATCAGATTGGCTCAAAAACTACAAAACCCAAGCGAAGCCAAAAAATTAGAGCCATATTTGCATCAGGTTGGCTTCTCAGGCGTTTTAAACGAGGTTGCTGCACGACTTGTACCAAAAAAGAAAAAACATGCTGTATGCGCCAAATAACGCGTATTTATGCGAACCCATACAATCACTGAATTAAAAAAGAGGAAAATCATGACTCGATGCTTATTTAAATGCCCACACTGTGGCTCACGCTTAAAACAAACCAATAGCCGCCAAGAACATGATTTATTTCGCGTGGCATATTTCTACTGCGAAAACGTATTTTGCGGTTTTACAGCACGCGGTGAATTTGCCATTACCCACGAAGTTTCACCATCGGCAATTCCAAACCCCGAAGTTAACCTGAAAAACTTACGCAATTCGGGCATTCCCAACCCTTAAAACTCCAGTTTTTCAAAAATGTATGTTTTGCAGTGAAATGCAGTATTCAAAAAACCTAAAAAGAGGACGTGAAACCTTTGAGAACATCAGCTTTAGAGCGCAATCCTATGGTGCAGCTTGGATGCAGTAAAACAGAGCCATTTAAACGAACCGCAGGTGGGTGGGCAACTGCGCGGCGCTAGGTTAGGCTGGTCTATTTGAGAATTTTGAGCGAAAAAAAGCCCCATCAAGTGATGAGGCAGTTTCGATCAATAGATGGTTTAATGTGTGCGTAACAGATTCTCTGCACCTTCTGCCAAGAACGCAGAACGAGATGCAAATCGTGGGTCATGTTTCAGACGTTCATCAATCAGCTGAATTAAACGACTTGGTAAAGTCACATTGATTTTTTTGGCTTTACCCAAGTAGCGGCTGACATCGACATCTACAATTGCCCAGATCAACCCTTTGTAATCTTCGGCATTCATAAAACGGTCAATGCTTGAGGCTAAAGGGATCTCCTCGCCATCTTCCGCCAAGATCTCTAAGTGGCCTGCAATCGCTTGCTTCACATTTTCCAAGGCTTCCTCAAAGGTATCGCCTGCGGAAAAGCAGCCTGCAATATCAGGAACTTGAACACCAAAGGCTTCGGTATCTGACCCTTTCTCAATCGCAACGGGATATAACATTTTTAATTACCTCATTGTCTAAGGCTTAAAAAGTCGATTTTGTAGCAGATCATGCCAGACCTGCTTGTTTCAAAATGCTTTTTACAGTGCCTGCTGGTAAGTCTTTTTTGGGGTGAGGTACAGTCACCAACCCCTTTTTTGTGGGGTGTTTAAAGTGATGATGGCTGCCTGTAACCCTGACTTCATACCAACCGTCTGCTTCAATCATTTTGATTAAATCCAGACTTTTCATATTCCTTTCTCTAGATTCGATGATGAATTATAACCCTAGAGTTATAAGTGTACAATAACTCTGGGGTTATAAATTTCGTAAAGGGATTTGACTCAATAAAAAAGCCCCATTGGAAATGAGGCTTTCCGTTGTTACTAATTACAATTTATGAAATGGTGGATATTCAAGGATTGAACCAAAGGTTGACTATGAAGTGCCTGTATGTCGCTTGAATTGAGTTTTAGGAAGCTTGTAAAAGTCGAGATATTTCATGGGTCGATTATGCTTGAAAAGCATTAATCTTGCAGTTAGATTCCATATCAAATTTGAATGTTTTTGACTTATAAAAGACGTCTATCTAATATAGAAAAATGAGCTAAATTATGGGTTTTGTTTTTGAAGAAATAACTGATTTAAATAAAGAAATATATCCTGAGTTAAATGGAAAATTTCCCAAAGAATGGTGTATTGATAGGGAGCGCAATATTGCTATATGGGGTGGATTGGCTGCTGGGCACTGGATGCCAATTTCTGAAGGAAATTATCATTGGAAATTTTATTTGGATATCAATCATGAGTTATTTGAGTTTATTTTAGAACCTGAGGAAGGCTCTAAAAATATAAAAGAAAAACCTTATATTATAAAATGGGATAAGTTAATTTCATGTGACATTGATGAAAGAAGTTCACTTGAAAAAGATGAAGTCATTAGGTATTTGAAGGAAGCACTGAGTGCATGGGGTGCAGGGCGTTTAGCCAATAAACATATAATAGAATTTGTTGTTAAATTTAATTTTTAAAGACAGAAAAATATTATGGGATTTATCTATACAACATTTTGAATTTTATAGTCCTTAAACCGAATGATTTCTTCACCCGAACATTCATTTACCTGTATTGTAAAATACTGAATTATAATAATTTATTTGGTTAAAGCTTTACACCGAATCAAGGTACAAAAATGAGTTTTGAAGTTGAATGGTTAGATGAACAAGCAAGAATGATCAACCATGTAAATGTGACACATTGGCTGATTGATAAGCAAAGAGACATCCAGTTTTGGATAAAAGGAAAAGGATGGCAAATACGGGTTGATGGAGATTACTCAGAAAGTATTATGCTGAGGATTAAAGGACAGCAGTTTAGGTTTGAATTATTACCAGATGCTAATTTTCGACATTATATGGATAGTGAAATACATCACTATAAATGGGAAAAGCTCTTGAGCTATACGCCACAAGGTCTACATGGTTATGCTTATAGTGAATTAGTTTCTATTATAAAAGAGGCACTTATAGTTGAAGGTGGTGGTGTCTTAGATAATAAGGATTATCCAAATTACGTGGTCGAGTTCAATTTTTAGAACGATGCTGATTGAATCAAAGGCCCATCAAATGATGGGCTTTTTCTATGCAACATTTTGAATTTTATAGTCCTTAAACCGAATGATTTCTTCACCCGCCCATTCATTCAGTTGCATCATACGCGATTGAATCGGCACGATTTCATTTTGGTAAAATACTTCAGCCGCATCCTTGATTGAGCCGAAACCACCAGTATTGGTGGGGACGATGCCCATCAGTTGTGGTGGAATACGTAGTGCCGCCAAAATATCATCATGGGTAATGGATTTAATATTGGCAAAGTCATCCTTTGCCGCAATTTCCGATACAGGAATAATCTGAATTCCATCCTTTTTACCATTAGGTGCATAGTAAAACAGGTTGCGGAAGTTCCCTGGTCCCTTACTGTCTTTTAGTGCTGTTCTGAGTTTTTCAATATCGTTGGGATCGCTGGCAGCATCATTCACATACATAATAAAACCCGCATGTGAACCGTTGTTATAGTATTTACGACGGAACAGGGTAGCTGATTCATTCAGCCATGCGCTTTGTAAGGTGGCAAGGTATTCAGGCGCACCATAAATTTCCTGATCAATATCGGTTTCGCGGATCTGACAAATCGACCCTTGTTGAAACAACCATTCTTCATTGCCCAAATAGCTATTGTTCAGCATGTAATACTGATTATTTTCCCCAACCCGCACATATTTGGCTAAAACAGGCTGAAAAAGAAGGGTTCTGTTTAAACGAGAATTCACTCGTTCAAGGTAAGCATTGCCACACCAAATAAAGTCCAGTGAAATCTGTTCAAAGGCTTTACGAGATAAAAGTGGGTGCGGTGTAAATAAATTGGCTAAAAAATTGCGTTTGAACACAATACCACTGCTTAAATAAGGTGTTGCCCGATAAGATTTAGATAAACCTGCCAAGCTAAACTGCGGTTCAAACCATCGGCCATTGAACCAACATTCCAAATAATCTGATAGCTCATTGCCATTTAACACAGGTACAGGGTCGCCAAAGGTAAAAGCTTCTGTCCGTGACGGGGCTTGTGGCATGGTAGATTGTACCGAGTCAGGTAATTGCTGAAATGCCGAGTTCATCAGCTTTTTGGCAATGGTTAAGGGATTCATTGGTAAATCTCCATAATTGATTGATTCATTGTGGTTTGTCCCTCAAGTGGTTCATTGTGAATGGCGTGCATCAGCGCCCAAGCCAGATCCGCGTGTCCAATTTCTTCGGAACGTCCTGCGGTAAAGGTCATTTGGCGCTGGCTGGCAGTCAGGGTCTTTTTAATGCTCATTAGGGATTGTGTCAGGTCTGTCCAGCCTGCATCGAACTCCAGCCGCCCATGTCGAATCACATCCATTGTTTTCATGACAAGGCGGGTTTTGACCTCTGGGGAATAACTAAACTGGGTCAGGTTTGGAAAGAATTGTTTAACCAGCTGAGCCACACCCGTACCCATGCCTGTAATATCAATCCCGATATAAGTCACCACATAACGCAAGGTGATTTGTCGAATAAATTCAGCTTGTTGGGCAAAGTCATCTCCTTTGAGTTGATGACGTTCTAGTACCCTAAACTTGCCACCCAAAACCGTTGGCGGGGCAACGACCACCAAGCCTGCACTATCTCCATTTAAAGCAGGGTCGTAGCCTACCCAGACAGGGCGGTTTGCATACGGGCGAATATGAAAAGGTTTATAAAAATCAGCCCAAACTTCCCATGAATCCACCATGCAGGGCTGGAGCATTTCAAGCGGGAAAACCGATGCGCCATCATCAATAAACTGACACATCAACAGATTTTCAAATTCCTCTGGTGAATATTCAAAGCGCAAATCATCAATATCAAATAGGTCACAACCACCCGCTTCAGCATCCAAAATGGTGACAATCTGCCGCCACATTTTGTCTTCGCATAAGCGCCCGTTTTTTAGGGCATTATGAGAAACATCAATTTTGATTTTGTGCTCTTGGGATTTGCGTTTGTTGAAGCGTTCACCTGTCCAAAAGTCATAGGCTTGGTGGGTGATGGTCGATGGGGTAGAAAAGTAAGTTTTTCGCCATTTCTTGTGTAATGCCATTGCCGAAGCAACTTTATTGAGTTCATTAAAACCGTATGTCCAGAAGAACTCATCGAAATAAAAGTCCCCATGATGCCCCTGTGCGGTTCGGGCATTGGTTCCTAAAAAAGTCATGCTTGCACCATTGGGTAACAGGATTGGATCGCCTGTCAGTTCTACATCACAGGCTTCAGCAGCAAAACCTTTAATATAGTCTTTAAAAATATGGGCTTGGGCTTTGGATGCTGACAGGAAAATTTTGTTATGACCTGTTTTTAAAGCATCAACCAAGGCCTCACGGGCAAAGTACCATGTTGCGCCAATCTGACGGCTTTTTAGAATGGTTCGGGTGCGCTGATCTGATGCTTTGTACCACTGGTATTGATAGTCAAACAGGCTTTCTTCAAAGCTGGTAATCAGTTGCTCGACTTCCGCTTCAGTAAACTCGTTTTGTTTTTTCTTGCGAGGGGCTTCATGCCGTTTACGAATATTTGGATTAAGATCCGCTTCACCACCCCCATCCCGATATTTTTCAATACGGGCAAAGCGTTCATACTGGCGCATTAACAAATCAATTTCTTTGGCATCACCACTGGTCTTTTTATTCTTAAGAATCAGGGTCATCAGTTTGACAACCAAAGCTTCCTCAATCCGATTTTCAGGCTTTTCCTTGTCCCATTCCTCACGGGTTTTCCATGCCTGAACAGTCCGCTCTTTTTCATCCATTGCTTGGGCAATATCGACAATTTTCCAGCCCAACCAGTACAAAAACTTGGCTTTGAGCTTGTTGTCGAGAATGAGTGCGAGGTTTGCAATCGGTGATAAATCGTTCATGTCCAAGGGATAGTTGCATTTTGAGTGCAACATTGGCAGCCCAATGGCTTTTTATCAGCATGTTTGAGTTCTTAAACGGAGTTTAAAAACTTTTCTCGGTTGCGACATTGCGGCTGTATTGCCCATTCTGCACCTATTGAAAAATTGCCCTCTTTCAACAGGTACAACCGTATGAGTACGCAACAAAAAAAATTGAAATCGAAATGGTTTCGAGTCGCTGTCGCTGGGGACACCACCGATGGTCGTGAAATTTCAGCCGACTGGATTACCCAGATGGCGCAAAGCTATAACCCACAAACCTATGGCGCACGTATCAATGTCGAGCATTACCGTTCAGCCATGCCGAACAGCATGTTCGGGGCGTATGGCGATGTTTTGGCGCTAAAAACTGAAAAAGTCACCATCAACGGTGAAGAAAAAGATGCGCTATTTGCTGAGATTCAACCCAATGACAACCTGATTACCCTTAATCAGAACAACCAAAAAATTTATACCTCGATTGAAGTCGATCCAAACTTTGCTAAAACAGGGCAAGCCTATTTGGTCGGTTTAGCGGTAACCGATAGCCCTGCATCACTGGGTACAGAAATGTTGCAGTTTGCTGCAGGCGCTCAGGTCAATCCATTTGCTGATAAAAAACAGCGTCCTGAAAATCTGTTTAGTGCTGCACAGGAAGTGCAGTTTGAGTTTGTGGAAGTCAGTGAAAAACCGTCTTTGATTGACAAGATCAAACAGATGTTTAGCAAGCAAGACCAGCAACATGCCGAAAATTTCTCTCAAAACGAAACTGCAATTTTAGAAATTGCAGGGCAGACCGCAGCACAAGGTCAGGAAGTGGATGCGTTAAAAGACAAATTTAGCGCACTTGAAACAGAATTTAATGAAATGAAAAACCAACTGGATCAAGAACCACAAAACCCACCACGCCCAAAAATTAGCAACAGTCAGTTTAGCCAAGATACCGATGTTGTGGATTGTTAATCCTAAGAATTTCAAAGAATTGAGTAAATACTATGCGTACACTTACCCGTCAAAAATACAACAAGGTCATGGGCGAACTAGCCAAGCTCAATGGCGTTTCTTCGGTAGAAGTTAAATTTACCGTTAGTCCAACCATTCAGCAAAAACTGGAAGATAAAATCCAAGAATCTTCCGAATTCCTAAAACGAATTAACATCTTTGTGGTGCCTGAGCAATCTGGCTCATCCGTAGGTTTAGGCATCACTCGTCCTGTGGCATCTCGTACCAATACTGACAATAAAGAACGTCAGGCAACCGATCCAACGAGCATGGATGAGCGTTTTTACTTCTGTCGTAAAACTGATTTTGATACCGCGATCAAATACGCCAAGTTGGATCAGTGGGCAAAATTCAAAGATTTTTATGCACGTTTCCGTGGTCAGATTGTCAAACGTCAGGCGCTTGACCGCATCATGATTGGCTTTAACGGCACCAGCTTTGCCAGTAATACCGATATTGTTGCTAATCCACTCTTGCAGGACGTCAACAAAGGCTGGCTGCAAAAAATGCGTGAAGAAAACCAAGCGCGTGTTCTTAGCTCAGGTGTAGCCTCAGATAAAATCACAATTGGTGCAGGTGGCGACTTTGAAAACCTCGATGCGCTGGTGATGAGCCTCAGCGACGAAATGATTGATGAAGTACATCAGGATAACCCTGATCTGGTGGTGATCTGTAACCGTAAATTGCAGGCAGACAAATACTTTCCATTGGTCAACAAAAATCAGGACAACAGTGAAAAACTGGCAGCCGATATCATTATTAGCCAGAAACGTATGGGCAACCTCCCTGTCTATGCCGTGCCATTTTTCCCGCAAGATGCCTTGTTGGTGACTACTTTCGATAACTTGTCGATTTATGTGCAAGAAGGCGCGCGTCGTCGCACCGTGATTGATAACCCAAAACGTGACCAGATCGAAAACTATGAATCTTCGAATGAAGACTATTACATTGAAGATTTGGGCTTAGCCGCAATGGCTGAAAAAATCGTGATGGCTTAAGGGAAATAATCTATGAATATTACCCGACGACATTTCCTTAAGCATCAAGCTCAAACCGCAGCCACACAGGCGAGCGAGTTTGGCACGATGCAAAATCTGGGTGCTTATGAGCAACAGTTATTGCAACTGAATAATGATCTAGCACGTTTAAAGCAGATCCAGTCCACCACCAATAAGATCAGTTTAAAGCAGGAGTTAATCCAGCAGCATTTAGCGTATGTGGATGGCATTTTGGCAGCACGTCCTAAAGTTCAGGATCTTGTGGTCACTACCATGTTGGTGTGGTGTATCGATATTGCCAACTACAGCAAAGCCCTTGAAATTGCAGCTTATGTTCTAGAGGGTAACTTGGCATTACCTGACCGCTTTGAACGTACCCCATGTACTTTTGTGACTGAAGAAATTGCCAATGCTTTCTTAAAACAACTACGCACGGAACAAGTGGTCGATATTCAGATTCTGAATCAGTTAGAAAACTTGGTGAATAACGCTGAATTGCCAACCGATGTTCGAGATATGCCTGACGAAGTACGCGCCAAGCTCTATCTAGCACTGGGCAAAGCTAACTTGGCATTGATTACAGATGAATCCGAACAAGATGCTGTCTATGCGGCTCTTGCCAAAAAATACCTTGAGCAAGCTTTGGTGCTAGATGACAAATGCCGAGGTCGTCAGGACTTGACTCAAGCCACAAAACTGGTGGAGCAGTTACAACCTGCTGTTCCAACCTCAACAGATGATGCCGCTGCATCTTAACCCGTGCCACGCACCGCGCTGGCGAACAATGGTCGTGATCTTACGACACAGTAAATCTTCATAGAGCCATTGTTCCCACCAGCGCCCTGATTCATTTAGGGGACAATCATGTCATTTGTGGCAAATGGTCATCTCAGCACGCCCAGCAGCCTTAAAATTTCTAATGGGAATTTTTTCCCTGAGATTGCTTTAGAAGATATTCGTGCCGAAGTGCGTATTGATGGCTCTGTGACGGAAGCTCGTGTCAAACAGGCCGTGCTTGAGGAAATCATCGATGTCAATCGCTTACTGGCCATTCTGGTACAGCCAAACATGCGTTTAGCCGACTTGGCAAGCACGCAACTGGATGGCAAAGCTGATACGGAAATTCTGTATTTTTCCGCAGTGTCGAATGGTGTCGCTGCCAAGATTGCCGAGAAATATAGCAGTTATGACAGCACTAATTCAGGCAATAAACGCGCTGAAGAAGTTCGCAGCAGTATTGATGAATACCGTCGCAATAAACAGTGGGCAATTCAACAGCTCAAAGGTGAAAACCATTCTGTGGTGGAGCTGATATGAGCAAAAGCATCAAGTCTATTCAGAATGACACTATCGATAGTATTTGCTGGCGTTATTACGGACGCAGCACAGGTGTAGTGGAGCAAGTCCTCAGTGCTAATCCTCAATTGGATGAGCTGGGCGTGATTTTACCCATCGGCACCGATGTGCTGCTACCTGATCTTGATTCTCCCCAAAATATCCAACACAGCATCAATTTATGGGATTAACTATGCCAGATCCAACAACAACCGTGGCAATTACCGCAGGTGCAGGGGCAGTTTCCATGCTGCCATTCGTCAACGGTGACGCACTTTTTGGTGCAGTCATTGGCGCAGCTTTTATTGCTTTTTATACTCAAAACGTCAGTTATCAAAAACGCATCATTTCATTTTTATTGTCCACGGCAATTGGTTATTTACTCTCGCCTGAAGTAGTGAACCGTACTTTGATTGATAGCCATGCGACAGGGGCATTTATGGTTTCACTGGTGGCCATCGTCATTTTACAGAAAGTTTTAGCGTGGTTAGAGGGTGCTTCTCTTGCTGATGTTTTGGGCATACTCAGTGGAAAACTGATTGATCTTGCATCCATTTTTTCCAAAAAACCGAAAGGGAAGGACTAAACCATGCTTGAAATTCTCTATTCCGTGATTGCCGTCGTTTTATACGTGTTGATTGCTTTACGCATCATCTGTTTTGACAGTAATGCCACTGTGCATCAGCGCCTACATGAAATGGTTGCCTTCATTTTGATTGCCGCGCTGTTTGGGCAAAGCATCAACATTATTTTCTATAAAGATCCAGTCACCATCTGGGATGCATTTTTTGCGCTGGTGCTGTTTGTGATTGTATTTCGGGCAAAGGGCAACATTGCTGTGATTTTTCGGAGTAAGTCATTATGATTTTAAAATTTGGTTCCAAAGGTGCTGAAGTCCTTGCACTGCAAAAAGCCCTCAGTCGTTTGGGCTATGCTGATGCAAAGGGTAAAGCACTGGCAGCCGATGGTGATTTTGGTGCAGGCACAGAATATGCGGTGATGCAATTTCAGAAAAAACTGGGCTTGGTGGCTGATGGCAAAGTTGGGGATAAGACCTTGACTGCAATTAATGGCACAGATGTCAGTAAGTTGCTTAAAGACAGCGATTACCAGCAAGCCGCTACTCGTTTAAAAGTTTCAGAATTGGCGATTCGGGTGTTTGGTGCGGTAGAAGGGCGTGGGCTAGGTTTTCTCAGCAATGGTAAACCCAAGATTCTGTTTGAACGCCATCGTATGTATGCCTATCTGAAACAAAAATTTAGCCTAAGTCGTGCCAATGAACTAATACAGAAGTATCCGAATATTGTGAATACTGCAACGGGTGGTTATCAGGGTAACGAAGCGGAATATGTACGTTTAGAGCTTGCAAAACAGATTGATGTTGAATGTGCTTTACAGTCAGCCAGCTGGGGGCAGTTCCAGATTATGGGCGAGAACTGGAAAGACTTGGGCTATAGTTCGGTACAGGATTTTGTTGATCAGCAATATTGTAGTGAATCGCTCCAGCTTGAAGCCTTTATCCGTTTTATTGAATGGAAGTCGGGTACAGTCAACAGTAAAAAAGTGACCTTGCTGGATGCATTACGCACTGAAAACTGGGATGCAGTTTTTACCCTGTATAACGGCTCGAATTATAAAAAACTGGGTTATCAAGCCAAGTTTCAAGCGGAATGGGATCATTTAGCCCCACTTTATCCTGTGCAACAGGTTGCCTAAGAGGGATTGGGCATGCAGAAACCTCAGCAACTCAAAGACTTTTTAGTCAGCAGCATTTCTGAACTCAAGGTCAATCCTGACCGTTTACTGGTGTTTGTGGATGAGGGGCATTTGCGCAGTACCTTAGCCAATGGCTTATCCTTTGAATATGCCTACAAACTCACCTTAATTCTGACCGATTATGCTGGTGATTTGGCTGCGATTAGTGTGCCTTTACTAGACTGGGTTCGGGTTCATCAATCTGAGTTGCTAACCAATCTAGATCAGGTCAAAAATGCCATTTCCTTTGAAGCCGAAATTCTCGCCAACGACAAAGTAGATCTTGTGGTGCAATTACCCCTCACTGAACGAGTTGTTGTCAAACAGCAAGATGATGGCAGCCTGAATATTAGCTATCCAGCCGAACCACAATACCAAAAGGCTCAAGATTCAACACTGGTTACCTTGTATAACAAAGATGGTTCTGTGCTGGCTGCATGGCAATCGGCAGATCCACAGCAGCATTATTCTTTATAGTGGGGACGTATGGCTGATTTGGATTATCTCCCTGAACATCTCACTGCACTTTTAGCCCACGTCAGTGAGCAAGAGCGCAATAAGCTTGCCCTGAAAATTGCCCGTAAAATCCGTGCCAGCCAGCGTTCACGGATTACGCGCCAGCAAAACCCCGATGGTTCAGGCTATATTCCAAGAAAAAACCTGAGAGGGCGTAAGGGCAAGATTCGCCAGAAGATGTTTAATCAGATTAAGAATGCTCAGTTTTTACGGGTTGAAAAGATCTCACAAGGCGTGGCAATTGGTTTTAGTGAACGTATTTCGCGGATTGCCAATGTGCATCAGTTTGGTTTAGTGGATCGGGTCGAACACAATAGTCAATCACCACGGGTCAAATATGCCAAACGTGAACTATTAGGCTTTAGCGAACAAGAAATTTCCCTGATTGAAGACAGCTTGCTTGAGCATTTTAGCTCGACATAAAGTCCTTAAATTTAATTTAAGAACTCATCCTTGCTGCAAAAATAAAACCGCTGCAACACGATTGCAGCATGAATGCAGATACTTCCCGTCGCTTGGAGAATTTGATCCGTTTGGGTCGAATTGACAGCGTTACCCCAGCCGAACCTTTCCATACCGTCACGGTCAATTTAGGCGACATCGTGACCCATCAATTACGCCTGATCAATTTACGGGCGGGGGCAGACCGAAGCCATGATTTACCGAGTATTGGTGAGGAATGTGTGGTGTTTAGCCCCTGCGGTGAGCTGGGTTTGGGCGTGGTACTTTGTGGTTTAAATAATGAAGATCACCCCACTATTTCTAATAATCCCAACATCAAGTTACGCCTGTTTGAAGATGGGGCACTGATCAGTTACGACACAGAGAACCATTCTCTACAGGCAATTTTGCCTGAAGGGGCAGAAGCGATCATCACCGCAAATTGTCGCATCAATGGCAGCTTACATGTCACCGAAGGCATTACCACCGATGGCGATGTTAAGGCTGGGGATATTTCCCTTAGACACCATAAAACCAGCAAGGTTAAAGCAGGCTCGGATGATTCAGGAGAACCTATTCCATGATGTCATGCAGCACTGGCCAGCTTTTACAGGATGAGATCGACAGCATTCAGCAATCGCTGACCGATATCCTGTCCACACCACTCAATTTACGCATCATGCGTCGCAATTATGGTTCACGCCTTGCGGATCTGATTGATCAGCCTGTGAATGATGCACTGATTGTTCAACTCTACAGTGCCATTTACACCCCGATTTTACGTTGGGAAAACCGTATCAGCATCGAAAAAATTGCCGTGTCCAACATCAGTTCAGGCGGTCTGATGATCGACCTTGAAGCGGTGCATCTGCTGTCTGGACAGAGCCTGAATTTAAACATTCCATTGAAAATGGGAGCAATCGCTTAAATGACCAGCGCAAACAGTGCCATCGACCTTTCCCAACTTGATCCCCCCGAAGTGGTCGAAGAAATTGATTATGAAGTCATTCTCAGTGCAGGCATTCAGGACTTTTATGCACGGATGCAGACATTGGGGGTGGATTATCCGCAGTTACGTGAATCTGATCCTGCCTACAAGTTAGCTGAAGCCTTTGCCTATCGGGAAATGCTGCTCAGACAACGTGCCAATTCATCCGCCAAAGCGGTGTTACTGGCCTATGCCACAGGTTCAGATCTGGAACATAAGGCAGCAGAACGCAATTTACAGCGTAAGGTGATCAGTGAAGCCAGCAGCAGCCAAGAGGCGGTACTGGAAACCGATGATGCCTTACGTACCCGTGTGCAGCTGGCGCCTGAAGGCTATACCACCGCAGGTTCGGAAGGCTCTTATATCTTTCATGGCATGAATGCCGATGTACGGGTCAAGGATATCCAGCCCGATTCACCCAGTGCTGGGGTGGTCAATCTGTATGTGCTGTCCAGCGAGAATAATGGACAGGCACAGGAGGATTTGCTCAATGCGGTCAATCTGGCGGTGAATCAGAAGCAGATCCGCCCACTCACCGATCAGGTGCAGGTGTTTTCCGCCAGCATTGTTGAATATGAAGTCGAGGCAGTGCTGGAAGTTGAGGCTGGGCCTGACTCGGATGTGATTCTACAAAAGGCACAAGCCGAACTGGCCAGCTATACCCAGCAGAGCCATGCCTTAAGTAAAGCGCCTGCCTTGTCAGGGATTTATCAGGCCCTACACCGACCAGGCGTGTCCAGTGTCGAGCTGCTCAGCCCAACCCAGAATTTTAAATTAGCCGTGGGTCAGGCGGCCTACTGTACCGCGATCAATGTCAGCATCCGCACACTGGAGAATTAAGCATGTCGAGTTTACTGCCGCCAAATGCCACTGTCTTTGAACGCTGTTTTGATCAGGCTTTTGCCCGCATTGCCGACGTGCCAATCCTGACCCGTTCTCTGAATCATCCACAAACAGCACCCCGCGTGGTCTTGCCATGGCTGGCATGGGAACGCTCGGTGGATTACTGGAACAAGGACTGGTCAGAGCAGCAGAAGCGCAACACCATTGCTGCAGCCTATGACGTGCATTGCCACAAAGGCACCATTGGGGCGTTAGAAACCGCCATGAATGCCATCGGCATCAGCTGTCGGGTGGAGGAATGGTTCAAGACCAGCCCGCAAGGCACCCCCTATACCTTCAATATCTATATCGAAATCAATCAAATCGGGGCAACCCAGAGCCAATTGGTGGATGAACTGGCCAGTGCCATTCGCATCAATAAAAACCTCAGATCACACCTGTTAGGACAAAGCGTGGTGGTTCGCAGTGATGTGACTGCCTGCGCTGCAGCCGTGTTGTGTCTGGGCTGTGAAATTGACTTTGTCGGGGTGGCAGGTTCACTGGCCCTGAACGGGTCATGGTCACTGGATGGTTCTCAACAACTGAATGGAGTAAAACGCTGATGGTGAATTTGGTCGGCAAAAAGTTATGGTCGGATGTGCGCCTGCTGGAAAGTCATGAATACGCACAGGGCGGTGAAAACGGCAATATGAATGAACAGGCCAAAGCCCTGCTCAATCGCACCGAATATTTAAGAGGATTGCTGGAGCAGCTGCAGCAGACCCAGCAAAGCCAACAGGACTGGCAAGCGCAGTTTAGCGAGCAGATCAGTCAATTGGGTCAGCAGATTAGCCAGATCAATCTCAAGCTGGAACAGCTAGGTCAGCCAAGCACTCCAGAGCAACCCAGCATCAGTTGTGAAGGGGCAACCGCACAAGTCCGCTTGATTAATGACAGTGACTTCATGCTCTACAACAGTATTTCTGCGATGATTGTGGATGGTATCAGTTATGCCAAACAAGGTTGGGGGGATTACGGTTTACCTGAAGGTATTCTCGCCATTTCAACAGAACGTCTCAATGGCAACAACACCATCAACTTTAAAAACCTAGACAGCAGCGATCATCGGATTGAGCTGGTGGGCTATACGGGAGATATTGCCGATCCACGTCTGGGCAATGATAACCCGACACTGGCACGTAACCAGAGCGGTAATGTGATTTTCTGCTTGGCAGGATTTAATCTGCTCAATATCAGTTGTGTGAATGCCACCCATCAAGTGGCTGTAAACATCGGTGTTGATGACAGTGGCGTTGACGGCCTGTATAGTGAAATTACCCTCAATCAGCAGAGCTATCGGATTGATGCAGTTGCCGATCAACGCTTCTATGACACCTTCCGTCAATATATCAGTCAAAACCTTGGGGACTGGTTGGCGGTTCGTGATTATCAGGCGCTAGATCCGAATATTGCCTATGATCCAAACTTTGTTTTTTTAGTTGAAAATATCTCGGATCAGCCCTTACGTGTACAGCTTCGTACCAGCTCAGATTCGACCTCATTAACGGGCGATGAATACGCAGATGTCGGTTTCATCACGGGTGCAGATAATGGTTACAACCCAACTGTCGGGCAACTGGATCAGAATGCCAATGCCAAGTATGGCAATTATAGCGTGTGCCTGAATCCACTCTCCGAGGTTCAGATTGAGTCTGATGCGGAAAATACCCTTCAAGCCCAACTGCTTGAGGGTATGTTGATCAGTGAGAATATCCAGCAAATCCAGTTTGCCAATGGCGATGTACTGAATCTGAATACAGGGCTGAGTAACATTTCAGCCGAACGTGCAGGTTTAGCCCTGTGTATTCTCAAAGCGGATGCAGATCAAAACAGTGATGTACGTCTGGGTGGCCCAGCGCTCTCTGAGATTGTGTCCTATCCAAGCCGTGCTTTAAACCGTATCTGGCATGCAGGTTCATCTGCGACCCAGTATCTGCCTGCCTATAAATCCATTCATTTGAGCAGCGTACCTGAGCAATGTCCGAATGTGCGTTGTCTCGACTCCATGTTCTCGGGCTGTGAAATCTTCAATGATGCCAATCTCTCCAATTGGGATATCTCACAGATTGAGTCTTTAAACTATACCTTCTGGGGAACGCTGGCATTTAACCAGCCACTCAACTGGAACGTGAGTCAGGTCACAAATTTCACAGGGACGTTTGCCTATTCGGCATTTAATCATGCGTCAATCCAAACATGGGATGTATCCAACGGTACGATGTTCTGGTCAATGTTTGAAGGCAATAAAGTCTTTAATCAATCCTTGTCAGCGTGGAATACCAAGAATGCACATAATATGAATGCCATGTTCTTGAATGCATTGCTCTTTAATCAGGATTTATCGGCATGGTGCATGGCACAGATCACGGTATTGCCTGATCAATTTGCTGCTGGCAGTGCCTTGACGACCCAGCATTACCCTGTCTGGGGGACTTGCCCACGTGGTGAAGCTTCAGGAGTCAGCGCATGAATTATCAATGCATTCATACCCGTAAAGGACTGCAACTTTTAGCACAGGCTGAAGCGCAAGGCACACAGCTACGTTTAACTCACATGGCTGTGGGTGATGGTCAGGGCTATGCGGTCAGCCCTGACCCTGCACAGAACCAGCTGGTTCGGGAAAGCTTTAGAACCCCAATCAATCGGGTGTTTCAAGACCCTGAAAATGCCAACAAGTTTACCGTGGAGATGATTATCCCTGTCAGTGCAGGCGGCTTTGTGATGCGTGAAGTCGGGGTGTTTGACAGCAATGGCAACCTGATTCTGGTGGGCAATTTACCCGACACTTATAAGCCTGTTGCCAATGATGGGGCATTTAACGATACGGTGATCCGTATTCCGTTTATGGTCAGTAATGCTTCCACGATTCAACTGCAGGTTGATCCGAATGTGGTGATTGCCACGCATAGTTGGATTCTGAATACCATCACCGCAGGCTTACTGATTGGCGGGGGCACCACAGGGCAAGTGCTGAAGAAAAAGTCCAATCTGGATGGTGATGTGGTCTGGGAAGATCCCAGCGCCAGCAATGTTTTTGTCGATACGCTGGAAGAAGAACAGCAGCTGGTGGAGCAGCAGACCCAAGTGATCTTGTCACAACTAACCACGACAGGCTTGGCAGTGTATATCAACGGGCAACGCATCAGTCAGAAAGCAGGTGTTGAGGGCTGGCAAGCCTTATCCGCCACCAAAATCCAACTGGGGCAAAGCTATGCGGCAGGCAGTCAGATTTTATGCGTGCAGAATGAGCCTTTAGGCACAGCACCTTATCCTCTGGCCCAAGCCGAGAATCTGGCCGATGTCGAGGACAAAGCCCTTGCCCGTAACCACTTGGATGTGTTCAGTAAAGCGGAGAGCCGCAGCAATGGCATGCCTGCAGGTGCTGTGGTGTACTTTGCCATGAATAAAGCCCCGACAGGCTATCTCAAAGCCAATGGCGCAGCCATTTCCCGCACGGTGTATGCCGAATTATTTGCCGAGATCGGCACCAGCTTTGGTGCTGGGGATGGGGTAAATACCTTTAACCTGCCTGATTGTCGGGGTGAGTTTATTCGTAGCTGGGATGATGGACGGGGCATTGATCTGGATCGGGTCTTGGGCAGTAAACAAAGCCAGCAACTGCAAAAGCATAAGCACCTGAGTTTTGGTGAAGCCACTGCCAACTGGGTGTTTGGCAACAGCAGTACCCGTAGCAAGATGGGTACCAGTGGCGGGGTCGACTACGATAATTATTTTTATTACACCAATGATGGCGCTGAATACAAAGAGAGTAATCCGAATGCCATTGGGGTGGTTGGTGAAGAAACCCGCCCACGCAATATCGCCTTGCTGGCCTGTATCAAATATTAAGGAGCCGATCACATGACTGAAAAAATCGTCTATCAGTATGATGCTTCAGGTTTATATCTCGGCACCACCATTGCCGATGAAAGCCCGCTGGAGCAAGGCGTGTTTCATTTGCCTGCGCATTGTACCGAAACCACTGTGCCCGCCACTTGGGCAGAGGATCAGCATCCACGCTGGGATGGTCTCACATGGCAACTGGTGGCGAAACCGAAACTCACTGTTGCAGAATCCCCTGAGCAAAAGCTAGCAGACTTTCTGAAAAATAATCCTGATGTATTGAATTTAATCCATGCTGAGTAAAAGTCTTTATTCCCTCTTTTAGAACTTTTACTCGATGCAATTTTAAAATGACTCTGTAACCCTGTGATCTGAAAAAAATTTACCAGATCACAGGTTTTTTTATGGCAGATTCCTATCATCACGGAGTGAAGACACTGGAGTTGAATGACGGTACCCGTCCGATCCAGACTGTTTCCTCCTCCATCATTGGCATGGTCAGCACCGCATCCGATGCTGACCCTGACCAGTTTCCCCTGAATACCCCCGTTCTGATCACCAATACCCAAGCCGCGATTGACAAGGCTGGTACGCAGGGTACGTTGGCGCGTTCCTTACAAGCGATTGCCGATCAAGCCAATGCCGCCACCGTGGTGGTGCGGGTTGAACAACTCAGCGGTCAGGCTCAGCAAACTTCTGCAGTGATTGGCGGCACAGTCAACGGCAAATATACAGGTATGAAAGCCTTGCTGGCCGCCGAAGCCCAGCTTGGGGTCAAGCCGCGAATTTTAGGTGCACCAGGACTGGACGCGGCAGCCGTGGCCACCAGTCTGGCGCAGCAGCTGCGGGCTTTTGCCTATGTCTCGGCTTTTTCTTGTGAAAGCAAAGAACAAGCCACAGCTTACCGTCAAACTTTCGGTGCACGTGAGTTGATGGTGCTGTGGCCAGACTTCTTGGGCTGGGACACGACACTCAACGCCACCAGCAGCTTTGATGCCACTGCGCGTGCTTTAGGTTTACGCGCCAAAATCGACAATGACATCGGTTGGCATAAAACCTTATCCAACGTCGCGGTCAATGGTGTGACGGGGATTAGCAAAGATGTGTATTTCCAGCTGCAGGACTCGACCACCGATGCCAATTACCTGAATGAGCATGAGGTGACCACCCTGATCCAGCGTGATGGTTTCCGCTTCTGGGGTTCACGAACCTGTTCCGATGATCCGCTATTTGCTTTTGAAAACTATACCCGTACTGCACAAATCCTTGCTGATACCATGGCTGAAGGGCACATGTGGGCGGTGGATAAACCGCTGACGCCAAGTCTGGCCCGCGACATCATTGATGGCATCAATGCCAAATTACGCGAAATGACAGGCACTTATTTACTCGGGGGTCAATGTTGGCTAGATCCAGCCATCAACAGCAAGGAGGTGTTAAAAAGCGGCAAGTTCTATATCGATTATGACTATACCCCAGTCCCACCTTTGGAAAATCTCACCTTACGTCAACGCATTACCGACCGCTATTTGGTGGACTTTGCTGCGCGAGTAACAGGATAAGACTATGGCTTTACCCAAAAAACTCAAACTGATGAACCTGTTTAACGACGGTAATTCCTACCTTGGACAAACAGGTGAGGTGACCTTACCTAAACTGGGACGCAAGCTGGAGAACTGGCGTGGCGGTGGTCTGATGGGCAACGTCAAGGTGGACTTCGGTCTCAGTGACGACATGATCGAAATGACATGGAAACTCGGTGGGATTGATCCGCTGGTGATCCAGCAATATGGCGCAGCTTCAATTTCTGCCTTTGGTTTACGTTTCGCAGGCTCTTATCAGCGTGACGATACGGGTGAAACCACAGCCGTGGAAATCTCGCTGCGTGGTCGTCATGAAGAAATCGACTTCGGCAATGCCAAACCCGGGGACGACACCGAAATGACCATGAAAACTATCTGGAGCTATTACAAGCTGAGCATTGATGGTGCTGTGGTGATTGAAATCGATATCCCGAATCTGATCTGCACCGTCAACGGGGTGGATCTGTACGCCAAGCACCGTGAAAACATTGGACTTTAATTTTGTACCCCACTGGTGATCGCCAGTGGGGTGTGATGACTTTTTTTGATTTTAGGAACATCCCATGACTGAACAACAACAGACTGAAAACCGCGACATCTTGCAACAGGATTCACAGCGAATTGATCTGGACAGCCCATTAATGATGGGCGATTTAAAGATTGAAAGCCTAGAGATTCGTAAACCAAACGTGGCGGCCTTACAGGGCATCAAGCTCAGTGATCTGGCGCAAGGCGATACTTTGGCGATTTGTACCGTGTTGCCGCGGGTCTGTACGCCGAGTTTAACCAAGGCACAGATTGCCCAACTTGACCCTGCGGATCTGGCACAGATTGGTGGAGTGTTCGTGCTTTTTTTGCAGCCGAAGTCAGTGCGTGCGGAAATGTTACGCCAACTGTAGACGATGCGATTGCCAATATTGCGGTGATCTTTCACTGGCCACCGCAGTTTTATGACGAGATGTCACTTTATCAACTGATGCAATGGCATCAAAAAGCCATTGAACGAAATGGAAATGATGCCGAATGAAACCGTTACGCCTTGAAATTCTGTTTGGATCAAAGGACAAACTTTCACCCGCGTTGCGTTTGCTGGTCAGCAGCAGTAAAGCTGCGGCCAGCGCAAGCAAACAAGCCCGTGATGAGCTAAAAAAACTCAACGACCAGCAAAAGCAGATCGATGGCTATATCAAACAGAAAAAAGCCACCGAAGACAGCGCCAAAGCCTTACAAGACATTCAAACCCGCATTAAAAGTTTACGGCAGGAGATGGCACGCAACCCATCCGATGCATTAAGCCGTGAATTTGATAAAGCCACCACACAGGCACGCAAACTCAAAGAGGCGCATAGCCAGAATCAGATCAAGCTGCAGCAGCTACGCACTGGACTGAATCAGGCAGGCTTTTCCACGCACAATCTTGCCCAGCAACAAACCGATCTGACCCGTCGCATTACCGCTGCCAACAGTTCTATCGAGAGCCAGAAAAATAAACTGGCCAATCTCAGTCGCTTACAGCAAAGTCATAACCGACTCAGCACAGGCACGCAGAAAATGGCGATGTATGGGGTTGGGGCAGCAGGCACAGGGGTTGCGGCTTTATATCAGATGCGTAAACCGATTGAGGAAAGCAAACGTCTGGATGTGGAAGAGCATCGGATTGGCTCACTGGGTTTAGGTAAGAAATCCACCCTTGAAGCCATTCAATATGCCAAGGCCATGAAAACTTTCGGTACCAGTACCTTAGATAACATGACGCTGGTGCGGGACGGCATCACCGCTTTTGCCGATGTGCATCATGCCAAGATGGTTGCACCCATGCTGGCCAAGATGAAGTTTGCCAACCAAGCCATGTATGGTGAAGAACATGGGGCTGAAAATGAAAAGAAATTCATGGACATGCTCAAAGTTATCGAAATGCGGAATGGCTTAAAAAGTGAAGCGGCATTTAAAGAACAAGCCAACATGATCCAGCAGGTGATTACCGCCACAGGGGGACGGGTACAGGCCGAGGAATGGCTGAACCTGATCAAAACGGGGGGTATCGCAGCTAAAGGGATTGATAACAAGGCGTTCTATTACAAACTGGAACCTTTAGTGCAGGAAATGTCAGGCTATCGGGTCGGGACAGCCATGATGTCTGCTTATGCCAACCTGTATCAGGGACGTACCACCAAACGGGTCGCCAACCATCTGGATGATCTCGGCCTGATTGCCGATAAACGCAAGGTTCACAATGACAAGGTCGGGCAAATTGCCTATCTGGATATTGGGGCAATCAAGGGTGCAGCGCTGTTCAAGAAAGACCAGTTCGCTTGGATGGAACAGGTGCTATTACCGACTTTAAAAGCCAAAGGCATTACCAAAGAAAGCGATGTGGTGGATGCGATTGGTAGCATCTTTAGTAACCGTACTGCATCGCAACTGTTTTCAACCATGTATTTGCAGCGGGAAAATATTCATAAAAACATGCGCCTGAATGAAGGTGCAGACAATATCGAGCAACTGGATAAACAAGCCAGAAATACCACTGCAGGTCAGGAAGTTGAAGCCAAAGCCAAACTGCATGATGCCTATTTGCAATTTGGGCAAACGATTCTGCCCATCTATACCCAAGCCTTGGTTATGGCAAGTCATGCCATGCAGGTGTTTACAGGCTGGATGCAGAAAAACCCAGCCTTAGCCAAAACACTGGGCACTGGATTACTGATTGCTGCTGCAGGGCTGATTGCGATTGGGGGGACGCTGGCCTTGTTGTCACCGTTGATTTTAACTGTACTGAGTCTCAGGTTGATGCTGTCCACGCTCAGTATTACCAGCACAGCCGTGAGTATCGCCTTTAAGGTGTTACTGAGTCCTGTCAAACTTTTAGGGGCAGGTTTATTGTGGCTGGGCAGAATGTTCCTGCTGGCAGGGCGGATGATGCTAACCAATCCGATCATTTTAGCGGTGAGCTTGATTGCAGGAGCAGCCTATCTGATTTACCGCAACTGGACGCCAATCAAGCAGTTTTTTACGGAGATCTGGTCAAGGGTAACCAATGTCTTTCAGACAGGCATCAACTCGATCAAGAGCATGATTCAGTCCGTGGATAGTGTATTTGCCAATAATCCATTGCTGACCTTCCTGTTTCCACTGATTGGTATTCCTCGCCTGATTATTGCCAACTGGTCGAGTATCCGCAGCTTCTTTGCTGATCTCTGGATGAGTCTCCAATTGGGAGCCAGTGAAGCATGGAATAGCATCAATCTGTTGTTTGCCCCGATTGGACTGTGGTTCTCGGAGCGTTGGGCGCAGATTAAAACTGGGGCCAGTGAGGCATGGGGCTTTGTCAGCCAAAGTGCTGCAAGTGCATGGAATGCCATCAGCACCGTGTTTGCCCCTGTTGGAATGTGGTTTTCTGCACGCTGGGCAGAAATCAAAGCCGTATTTAGTGGCGGGTTGGCAGGACTGTCTGCCCTGATTCTGAACTGGTCGCCCATCGGGCTGTTCTATGCTGTTTTTGCCCGCGTGATGAACTGGTTCGGGGTGGAGTTACCCAGCAAGTTTACAGGCTTTGGTCAGATGATCATTGAAGGGCTAATCAAGGGCTTAAATCAGGGTTTTGACAAGCTGCAAAGCAAGTGGCAGGAAATCAATAACTATATGCCTGACTGGATGCGTAAAAAGATGGACATTCACAGCCCATCACGGGTGATGGCAGGGCTGGGGCATTTCATCATGCAGGGGATTAATGTCGGTCTGGATCAGGGTTTTCCAAGCCTGAAAAACAAGTTCAATACGGTACTGGATCTGTTTCAGGGCAATGCCCCACAAGTCGATCTGAAAAGCCGTTTCAGCAATGCTTTAGGGCAACTGGCACAAAGCAATACTCCACGAGAAGTCTTTGACCCCATCGCCAGCATTCAATCGATTGTCACCAAAGTTAAAGCGGTGCAGCTGACCCCTGCATCGAGCAAAGCCAGCCGCCCAATTGTGATTGAAGGTGACACTATTACCGTGCAGATCCATGCCCAGCAGGGGCATTCGGTACAGGATCTTTACCAACAATTTGAACAGTTTTTACAGCGTCGTGAGCGAGAAAAACAAGCCCAAGCCCGCACACGCTTCTTTGATGATGAATAAGGATTTTAGCCATGATGATGATCTTTGGAGTATTTCCCTTTGCGATTCCCACTGCAACCTATCAACAACTGGTGCGAAAAACTGCTTGGCGACATGTCAGCAATGCAAGGGTTGGGGAAATGCCTGCCTATCAGTTTGTGGGGCGAGGTGAGGACACCATCTCACTGGAAGGCTCGATTGTGCCTGAATTTGGTTCGCCGATGAGCATGAGCGCCTTACGGATCATGGGAGATACAGGCATGTCCTTTCCCTTGATTGGCGGAACAGGAAAGGTGTTTGGTTTATATACCCTGAATGATTTACAGGAAACCCAGAGCTATTTTTTTAAGGATGGGACACCGAGCAAAATCGAGTTTTCATTAAACCTGACCCAAACCATGCGACCAGGAACGCTGATTGGTAATGTGGTCGGTAGCTTACTGGGGCTTGCATCATGACCTTATTGACCACCTTAAGCTCTACCGTCAAAGGCGTACTCAATAGTTATCCCAAAGCCATATTTAAACTGGTGGTGGATGGCATCGATATTTCCAGCAAAGTGAATAATCGCCTGATTCAAATGCGGATTGAAAATAAACGCGGTTTGGAAATTGATACGCTGGATCTATCCTTATCCGATCATGATGGTTTACTGAATATTCCCAGCAAAGGCGCAGTGATTGAAGCATGGTTAGGTTGGGATATTACAGGTCTGGTGTATAAGGGCAGCTATATCGTCAAAGAAGCCGAACATTCGGGTGCGCCTGATATCTTACGCCTGCGTGCCACCAGTGCTGACCTAAAAACCACACTCAAGCAAAAGCGCGAACGCAGCTTTGACAATATCTTGTTGGGTGATCTGATTGAAAAGATTGCCATTGAGCAAGGTTTAAAGTTTCAAGTGTCGCCTGAACTGGCCACCCATAAAATTATCCATATCGATCAGAATGAATCAGATGCCAATCTGCTGACCCGTCTTGCCGATGAACATGATGCAATTGCTACGGTGAAAAATGGCAGCTTACTGTTTATGCTCAAGGGGCTGAGCCAATCGGCATCAGGGCAGAATCTACCCACTATGCTGATCCAGCGCAATAACGGGGATAATCACCGCTATGGTTTTAGCGATGGCGGGGAAGAAGTCACAGCGGTGCGGGCATTCTATTATGATGCAAAAATGGCAAAAAAACTGGAAGTGGTGGTCGGTGACCAAAGCAATCAGAACATCAAGGAGTTGCGTCATGTTCACCGCGACAAGGACAGTGCCATATTCACCGCACGGGCCAAGCTGAATCATTTGAAACGTACCGCAGCCACGCTGAGCTATAAACTGGCCAAAGGCGAACCGCAACTGATCCCAGAGATGACCTTTTTATTTCAGGGCTTAAAAGAGGACATTGATGCGATTTACTGGTTGGCCAGCAGCGTCACCGACAATTTGGACAGTTCTGGTGGCTATACCACCGATTTGGAGCTGGAGATCTTCTTTCCAGATGCGGATGATGTCTCAGATTTGTTTGAAGACCAGTTTGTCACCGAGAAAGATAAAAAATGGACAGGGGTGGTGGTTTATTATCAGGAAGGCAGTCAAGCCATTCCGATTAAAAAAGGTGATCAAAGCCATCCGAAGCACTTTACTTATTTGTATGAAAGCAAAGCCGCCGCTCAGCAACGTGCCAATCAAGAATATTCCTTACTGGATTTAGAAACAGGCAAATTCAAGGCGCATAATCAATTGGAGATGAAGCCCTATACAGGAGTGAAAGCCCAATACACCATCGGTAAAAGCCTAGCGCCACGTTACTGGGTGACACTGGGGGATCAGTCCAATGCTAAAGTGATCAGTCATGTTTATCATAGTAAAAAAGCAGCGGAAAAGAGGTTAAAGCGTGAATTACCAAGGCTGAATGCTAGAAGGAATATGATTCGGCAGGTGAAAGCGGCAAATTAAAAAATAGAGAATCTTCTGATGGAATTCTTGAGAATCACTAAGCAAAAACGTGGAACAATGCTCAAAAAATAGGCGTGGAACGTGAAAAATCCACTAAAAAGCCCGATTGGTGAGAATCGGGCTTTAATATAAAATATAAGATACTGAATTAAAACAAATAAAACAACCGATTTTGTATAAGGTGTATTATGTTAACTTTAGAGAATCTACATTAATTTTATATATAAAAATGTAGATGTTTGAATCTTACTGATAAGCTATATATGAGTATTTTTTATTATGTCGTTATATAAATTTTTTCCAAAAGATGAAGATTTAATACAAAAAATTTTTATTAGAGACTATTTTTGCGCTATTAAATGTTCCTTACCTAAGGATTACAATGATCCATATGAACTATTTTTAGGGCTAGATACCTCTGTAAGTACTCGTGATTTAGCTTTTTATAATGATGTTATACAAGAAATCCCACAACTTCCAACTACCTGTTTTTCTAGGTCAATAGTTTCATTACCTATGTGGGCACATTATGGAAGCAACAATATGGGTTATGCTATTGAATATGATGATCAAATATTAAAAGAATGTTTCCCTGATGCATCAATAAAAAATATGAACTATCTGTCAGAACCAAGTACAAATATAGCTAAAACGTTACAAATGGCTTCTGAAACTTTAAAGCCTAGATACTTAGAGTTTCTAAGACAAACCGTAATGTATAATGCATACTTTTCAAAACTAGAAGAATGGAGCTATGAAAAAGAATGCCGTTTTGTAGAAACAGGTAATTATACTGAAAAAGTCGATTCAAACGATATTCTATTTATTCCAATTTCAGCCGTTAAGTCTATAATTTTAGGGAAAAATATATCTCAGACAAACAAAGATAGGCTAATCAAAATTTCAAAAAGATATAAGATAAAAGTTTACAACTTTAATATTAGTAAAACTTCTTCTTCACCGTTTTTAACAGATTTAGATGGTGAATCTTTTGTTTTTGACAAAGAGAAAGAAGAAATTATTTCAGCCCATAAAACATGTAAAAACTGTCCACAACCTTTATTTACAGAATCCGAGATATGTGAGATTTGTAGTATTACTGAATCTCATAAACAAGATGCTATAGATAGAAATACGTTTAGATTACTCCATTATACTGGGATACTTGACCAATACCTAAAAGGATTTAATAGGATATCTAGCAATAAATAATGATCTCACTCATTCCCCACAGCCGTCGGGCTGACAGGTGCACGTTGAGAGAGTTTCGGCAATATTCACCCTAAGAGCCTGCAAAAATTGCTTGCTCTTAAAGTATTGTCGTACACCTGATTCGGGATGACGGAGCCACGCATCGGCCGTATCTATGCAAGGGGGAATTGTGCTTTCTCTTATAGGCTGAGATTACGATTCATACATTATTAAAAAACTATAATTTTCAACCAAATCAGCTTCTATTTAACATAATGGTCGCTATACGAAACGCATTCATTTAAAACAATATAAATCAATAACTTGACCAATTTCAAAAAACCAAAAAACATCAAAAAAGCCGACTTTGAAACATGTCGGCTTTTTTATGTTCAATTCTGGAATATTTCGCCAATAAAATTGATGATTTTTAATCAAAATTAGTAATTCCATATGCTTTATAAGCCTTTTATGACCGAAAGAATCCACAATTTCTGCGGATAACCCTTGGGATAAAAATCTTGCATTATGTATTCGATCGAATACAATAAAGTAAGATAAGAAGGAACTCCCATGATTGAAATTAAACGTCTGCCTGAATTTGATGAATGGCTAGATGGTATTAAAGACAATATGACCCGAATCCGCTTGAATCGCAGATTAGATAAAGTTCAACGCGGGAATTGGGGAGAGATAAAACCACTCCGAGAAGGAGTTTGGGAAATGAAAGAGACCTTTGGGGCTGGTTGGAGAATGTACTACATCCAACATGGTGATGTTGTGATTGTCATGCTAGGTGGTGGTGAAAAATCCACGCAAAGCAAAGACATCGATCGAGCAGTCAAACTATCGAAAACATTGGAGGATTAAAATGGTTAAAGTCGCTGATTTACCAAGTTTTGATATGGCTGAGTCACTCAAAACTGAAGAAGACATTGTGATATACCTCAATATGGTTCTTGAAGAGAATGATCCTGCTGAATTAGCCCATGCGCTTGGTGTAATTGCCAAAGCAAGAGGTATGACTCAAATTGCGAAAGAAGCAGGTATTGGACGTGAAGCTCTTTACAAAGCACTTCGTCAAGATTCAGCACCTCGTTTTGATACGATTAATCGTGTAGTAAATGCACTTGGTTTAAAGCTAACAGTACAACATGCTTAAAATTTAAATAGTTTCTAACAAAAAAGCTCCCGACATCCTGTCGAGGGCTTTGTATATTTAGTTCTAGACATGCTGGTCGTATCTTAGATCTTGTTTTTCATAAATTCATTATTTTATAAATTACTAACTATTCAAATTTTTACTTTTCAATTTACCTAAGGCAATAGATATTTCCAAGATATCCAAAAGAAGTCATTCATATCTTTAGCTAGAAACTTTATATCTTCAGGAATCAATGAATCATGATATATACAAAATAAAAAATATGATATTAATTTACCTTCAATTAAGTTTATATTATTGAGTTTATTAAATTTTATATCATCTACACTATAGTCTTCATTTAATGGAAATAATGAATAAAGCCATGGCTCTAAAGAATTAATTTCTTCTATAAAAATATTTCTATTTTTTGTATAATTCCACATTAAAGATTGTATATAAAATTTATAAGATTCAGGTTTTAAGTAATTAATTCCATAAGAATACTTTTTTAAATAAGAAATTGGTACATCTTTCCATGATTTATAAGGATCAATATATTCACCATATTTTATAATTATTTCATTTATATACCTCATTTCTTCCATGCTCCATTGCTTCATAGAAAAAATATCTAGCTTATTAGCATTAAACCATGTAGCTATCGTATTGGAATAAGTATCTAAGAAATCACACTCTAATAAGCTATTTCCATCTAAAAATTCAGAATCCACAAGATATTTACTTAATAAATTATCTAATAAATTTATATATTTCATTTACTTAATTACCATATAGCCAACGCAAACTTTTTCATCCTGTCTTCATGCTTTTTTAGCTTAATTAAAGTAAGGTTGGTGAGGAATATTGAATAGCCATCAAATATCTCAACTTTAAATGACTTCCTGAAATTTAGCTCAGATAATATAAAAAAGCCCCCGACATCCTGTCGAGGGCTTTCTATATTTGGTTCTAGGCATGAGTCCTGTCGTACCTCACATCCTGATGAGTGAACATTTAAGTTCTTGAACGTCCTGTTCTTCATGAGTGCATGATAGCAAACTCAGCCTAACTACCTACTGGCAAATGTCCTGAATCCTTGTCAGTAAATGCTTACACTAAAAATTATAGATAATCAGCTCATTGCCATTATGTTCTTCATGAGCAGCTTTGCTATTCACTGACCAACGAATCTTACGATGAGTCATTGTGTAGTCTTTAAATAACTCTCGTACTTCAGGAACATCATTTAAACTCAGGATAAATTTACCCTGAACTTTATCGAGCTTTTCCTTCAGCGTATAAAAATCTTCTTTCGTCCAGATGCCTTTACCATACATGTTTTCACAGTCCCAGTATGGTGGATCTAGATAAAATAGCGTTTCAGGCCCATCCATTCTTTTTAACATATACGTGTAACTGTTGTTTTCAATCACCACATTTTGCAAACGCTCATGAATTGAAACCAGATGAGTTCTCAATTCATCACCGAGTTTGAGTCGGCTTTTTCGATCACGGGAATAAGAAAACGAACCATCCAACTGGCATCCAAATGCAGCACGGAGCAAATAATAGAATTTTGCTGCACGTTGAATATCAGTTAAGCCCCGATCATTTTTGCGCATTTCATTAAATGTCGTGCGTGAAAATAACTGCAATTCAAACTCTGCCAAGAAGGCATCAAAGTGAAATTTTAAAATACGGTACAAGTTGATCAGGTCATCATTGATGTCATTGATCACTTCAACCTGAGAGGCTGTCTTTTTAAATAATACCCATCCAGCACCACCAAAGACCTCTACATAGTTTTTATGTTCAGGCATTAAATCAATAATGGTGCGTGCCAGTTGAGATTTACCGCCTAACCAGCCGCTAAAGCTATGCCCTTTGGGATTATATTTTACTAGTTCATTGGTTTGTGTCATGGATCTTACCCGATACAGAAAGTTGCTCTAGGCAATCAGGTAAGGCACTCTGGGTGCTCATATAAGAATTGATGTTTTTACAACGAGGGCATTTAATTTCTAATTCACTAAAACCCTTCACTTTTGCCAGTAACTTGGAACAAGTTCGGCACTTAATACACAGCAAGTTCAAGAATAAAAACACTCCTTAATATCAAATAATTAACTTCAACCATTCTACCTTTTTCAAGCAACCTCACAATCCATCTATAGTTCTTAGCTGCCCTTTAAGATTTATAGCTCTATTTTATGATAACTTTGCGACTCGATACACCGTTGCTACCCCTACCCCTACCCCAACCGCTTTAGCAATTTCCTCACGGGTCATCGTTTCTACCTGCAATAACTGCTTGATTCGCTCATGTTTGGCTGTATTAGTTTTTCATCCTGAATCATGCAATTGCATGCTTGGCAGATCCACTACAATCAATTTTAAGCCCTCTGCCTTTTCCAAGTTATAGAAATATTAATATAATTTATAGTCTTTTTTTATGAGATAATTTTTTTAATAAGTGTAAATAATCTGCTATTTCTTTCTCGCCTCGTTCTAAGGCAAATCCTTCTGCATCCATATTATTCATATAGTCTCCTGTATAAGAGATTTTATAATCAATTCCATTTTCTATTAAGATTTTAACTATATTCAGATTCCCTTTCATTATTGCACCAAATAAAGGATTTCTTTCTGGTTCACTAATATCCATCTCTACATTATTTAATGATAGCAAATATTCTGTTATATCTATATGACCACTTGAAGCAGCTGTATTCAATATATTTCCACCAAATGTACCACCCTTTTTATTAGGATCTAGCCCTTGGAGTACTAAATACTTAACTATTTCTAATGTCCCACTACTAGATGCAACATGAAGCCATGTCCCAAATGGTGTATCAATAGACATAAGTTTAGGAAAAGTAGTAAATATTTCTTTTAGCGTATTTAAGTCATTATTTTTTATGGCATTCCTAATTAATGCAATACTTTCAAAATCCATAACTATTATTAATCTCCTTTTCTTCTATGCACTGAACCAAGTTGAGTTTGTTAGAGACAGTTTATCTAACTAAAAGGTGCCTACAAAATCGGTGGCTATTCATCCAGTCTATCTATACCAACTTTGCTACTCGATACACTGTTGCCACCCCTACCCCAACCGCTTTGGCAATTTCCTCACGGGTCATTGTCTCCACCTGCAATAACTGCTTGATTCGCTCATGTTTGGTTGTATTGGCTTTCTTACCTGAAGGTTTATAGCCTGAACGCAATAAGCCCTGTTTAATGCGTTCCCGACGCTTATCATTGTCCAGTCGAGCCATGGTTGCTAGCAGGTCAATCAGCATGGCATTTACCACATGTAAAATTTCGTTGGTCATACCATCCTGAATCATGCCATGTGTGGTTGGCAAATCCACCACAATCAACTTTAAGCCTTTTGCCTTGATTTGCTGCTTCAGCGTATCAAAATCGTCTTGAGAGAGCCGTGACAGGCGATCAACACTTTCAACCAGTAGAATGTCCCCCTGCTCTGACTCATTCAACAATTTGCTCAATTCAGGGCGATTGAGCTTTGTCCCAGAAAAGTTTTCGATATAGGCAACAAAATGATCCGCATAGTTTTGGCTAAACTGGATCAAATCATCTAAAGCTCTTTCTGCATCTTGGTCTTTGGTAGATGCTCTTACATAGATTCTAACGGTCATAATCAATCATTTAGACTTAAAATTTAGAGTAAAATAATAAAATTCATAAATCACATGATTTATGCTTTAAATGATAGTTTATTGATAGCATAAAAGCAAAAACGATCATTTTCTTTTTTATGTATAGTCTAAAGATAGTTAAGTATTTGAGTTGATATCTATTTTTTACGCCTAAAAATGCCCATAAATAAGTTCACTAAAGTTTTTCTCTTTGAGTGCATTTTTCTAAATGAAAGATTGTTTTTTTTCCAATCATTAAAAATTGAGATTACCAAAACAATTAATATCAACGCCAAAAAAGCTATTGAAATAGTATATAAATCCATAATTAGTCACATTTTTTATAAAGATATTGTATATATAATGATAATTATTATAAATTACAATAATTATGTATAGATTATTATTTAATCATATATTTTTCTATTTACGCTTGAGCTTTTGATAGATATATCACCTGCAGGATAGCTTCATACTCCCCCATATCTCCGCCCCAACAAACAGAAAGACTGCATCTGCAATTGTTGCTCAAAATATTAATAAATATCGTATGAAAGGCACTATTCCTAAATTTGTTAATCGTGTAACAGGCTATTAATTGGGTTAATCATTATTCAGGTTACGAATTTGGACTGTTCTCTGTATGAATAGTCCATTTTTATTTCCCAATTTTATATCACTATAAATTCCTTGTTTAATTGCTAAACAACATAAAACTAAAAGTTATCCACAGGAAAGCTCTATTTTTAATTATTTTTAAATTCTTTTAATGCTTTTAGGCTGGCTGAAAGGCTTATATGGCAATGCTTTCAAGCCCTATATCACTATAAATTCCTTGTCATATCACTATAAATTCCTTG